CTAATCAAGGAATGGTAAGATACCGAATGTTTCATTATAATGGACGTTTAAGTCAACAAATTGAAATTTTGGTTCGGTTTCTTGTTTTATCAGGTTAAAGACCTTTAAACTTTCTGTATCTGAAGACAAATATATACCTATTGTTTTTTCACAATCAGCCTGTGCAAATAGTTTAGTATCATTTGGAATGATATTTCTTGAATTAACTTTTAACTCACCCTTCTTTCTTTTTTCATAAGCAATCCGGGCAAACTCACCAGTACGTTTTGAATGATTCAGATTAAAAGGTAAGATTTGAAGATTTTTTAAAGGAAGTTCATTTAAATCACCACCAACACAATACTCGGCTACACTAATTGTAGATATAATCATAACAATATCCTTTTGCAGAAAATAGCGAAAGTAATCATCAGCATTTTTAAATAATGGGTCTTCATCATTTAAAAATCTTAAAAAGAAACTTGTATCCAGCAAAACTGCATTAATCATAGCCACCTCTAACTTCAGAAAGCCAATTCTCAGTGTTTATCATTCCAAGCCAACTTTTTTTTGCTTTCATTCTTAATCCAGACAAATAATTTTCATCATATTTAGGTCGATAATCGATTAATTCAATAAATTTTAAAGAAGAAGTATCTATTTCACCTGTTTCAGAATGTTGTTTACCAATAGCGTGAACACCAAAAGTTTTGTATAACAAATTTTCGTCATATTGTTCTAAAAAGCTTATCGGAGTCTGAATTCTTACTGTTCCAAGTTCCTCAATAAAAAGGTGGATATTTGCTTTATCTTTACCACCTGCATTTGTAATTTTTCCATAGAAATATAAATCCGCATCAACCCACAAAGCTGCAGTCCTGAAATACTTTGTTGTTTTGTCAATATAAAACTCATTTGTTTGTTCAAGAGAAGTTCTTAAACTAAATGCATAGTTCTGTTTTATTGAAATATTCTGTATGTTTTCTATGGCTGTAGCAGTACTAATATCAAGAAAGTCAATATTGTGAACTTGATTGATTTGTCCAATTATTGCATTAAATCCTATTATATATTGAAGAGATGTTTTAAATAAATGCTTAACAGACCCTTCTTCTAACTTGTAACTTATTATTGGTCTTTCCTTTTTTTCACTTGGATATAATAAATTTTCTACATTAGTAAGTATAGCAATTACTTCCCGAATATCATAGTTATCAGGATGTAATTCAAGGTTCCCTCTATTTCCAGTAATCCTTATTTCTATTTGTCCAAGTTTATCCAAGTTCAACTTATCATAAAATTATAAGAAACGTATTTATTTGAATCAAATTGCAATCTCTAAAAGAGCATCTTTTAAAATTACAAAAATACGAAATTTTATATTTTTAAATACTACTTTCATTAGAATACTTCAAAACCTCGCCTAAATTCTTCAAGGTTCTGTTTCATAAGTTGAGAAGCTTTACTGAAAGTGATAATTTCCTCGCTTGCAGCTTTTAGAACTAATCTTTCAAATCTACTGCTTGATTCTTCTCCAACGTATTTTCCTAAATTCGCTTCATTCCTTTGCTTTTCTTTATTAAGCCCAAAAAAAAATCCTTTTAAGAAAGATTCGGGAATAATATTTAGATTGTATGCACGATATACAATAGCGGCGATAGATATTCCAAAATAGTCTTTAATTTCAATCAATTCCTGAATTGATATATGATTTCGTTTTACCCCAAGAAAACTCTTCAATGATGCTTCAGGTAAGAGGAATGCACCAGCAAAGTTATTGCAAAATTTCTCAATGGATTTATCGTTTAAATTTTCGTGAAATGACAGTAGTAAATGTGCTAACTCGTGAATCACAGTAAATCTCTTTCTTACTATGTCAATATTTTGATTTACAACTATAACTGGGATACTCTCAACCCAAGTAGCAAGACCGTCAAAGCTCTGATCTGCGTCAATCTCAACTATCTTCACACCCTTATCTTCGAGCATTTCAATAACGTTTGAGACCGGATTCATTCCAATTTCCCAATTCTTTCTTAATTCTTGGCTTGCAGTCTCTATGTCCTCTATTGAATTAATTACTATCTTTTCTAATGGATTAGTGAATTCGTATCTTACATTTAATATTCTTTCAATTTCAATATAGCGTTCAAGGTAATCAATAACAAATTCTTTTATTTTTTGAATATCTTTTTTTCCAAGTTTAGATTTCTTTCTAAACTCAACATTCCCTAACTTTATATTTGAATCTCTGAAAAAATAATCAATCGGAACTTGTAAAGCTTCCGACAATGCTATAATAATTGAACTATCTGGTTTTCTTTCGCCCTTTTCATACAAATTAAGAGCTTGAGCTGATAAATCAATAGACATCTTTTCAGCAAGCTTTCTTAATGATAAGCCTGAAAGCAACCTTGCTGATTTTAACTTCTTTGCAAAAACATTTTCGATGCAATTCTCCATTTCAATGTTGACAAAAATACTAAAATATTTTCTTACTGTCAACAAAAATGTTTACAAACATTCAAAATAATTAACGTTTTGTCAACACTTTTGTTTTAAGTAATAGAGAATTTGGATGCTCAAAGTTGTATTAAATATGCAGATCATTAACAAAAGCCAAAATTCTTATAATTTGGCTAACGTTAATATTTGCTATCTTGTATTAATCATTATTTCAAGAGTTTTGATCGCATCTGACAGTAAAGATTGGCGAACTGTTGGGTACTTGGTAATGTCATTATTTGCAAGAACAGGTACATACCAAATATTTACCAGTGCTATTCCTAACCTCCTACTAAGTTCACACACTTTGTAGCAGTTTTCAATTTTCTCCTGTTCTTCAATTAAGCGTCTTGATTCAAGTTCCCTTGCATAGTCTTCTGCAAAATCGGTAATAACATTTCTATTCCGTTGCGCTTCTTTTCGCCTTGCAAGTTCGCCAAGATAAGAGGTTTTTTCCCTATACCTGAAAAAAAATCCGTTGCACACTCCCTCAAATCATTCAAGTATGATATAGGTAGGTTCTTTATAAATGCCTCAACTTCCGATTCCGCTTTGTCTTTATTAAATGGTTGGAGAATATCATTTTTGACTTCACGCAAGAGATAGCTTAAAACGATTGAAAGCCATTCTGCCCCTCTTGATTTGATAACCTGCCTAAAATTTTCAGGTTCGTTCTGGAGTTGATTGTATTTGAATTCGCCTGCTTCACGGGCAAGTTCAGCCTGCTCTACAGTCAAGAGATTAAAATCATATTTATATGTTTTGCCCGAGTGAATAAACACTTTAGCTTCAATTGGAATGTGTTGCTCTTCTAACATTTTAATTGTTCCTTTTAAAATACTATTTCTGAAAGTCTTTTTACAAAACCAAAAAGTCTCAACACAACTCTTGGTCTAAATTCAACTGATTCTATTTCAATTGAATGATTCATTGAAAAACTTGATATGCTCATACGTGTACCGTAAGTTGAATTAATTGCTTTTGGTGGCGTATATCCATTTTCAGTCCAACCCCTCGAAGTTCCAAGAATTAGACTTAATGAATATCTGCCTTTTAATACTTCTTCAAGAATAAAATCAAGGTTGTTGTCATAAAGTTTGTTGTAAGGAATATACAAAGTTGCTTCAAATTTATAACCGAGCCGTTTAATTGTTCCTAAGTGGGTGTTCCGAGTGATAGGAGAAAGCCGAAAACTTGATTCTGCTTCAAGATTATGAATAATGATATTGGCATCATAAGGATCGCCCCATTCTACTTGGGAAAAGAATTGAATACCTCGAATTGGCATCAAAGCCACTTCTCCAGCAAAGTTTTGAAGTATAATCTCTATCATAACGGATTCACATAAGATAAATTTAATGCTACTTCAGGTAAATCTCGTATTTCGTCTACATAACTAATTGGAAACCTCCCAGTTTCAGTCATAACTTGCTCATAATTGCCCCAGATTGAATCTTTTTGAATTGCAATGTATTTAAACCTACCAATCCAAAAACTTTGTAAGAAGTCAAGAATCTCACTATGATATATTTCATCGGCACTGATAATGACTTCAATGTCCCTATGGCAATATAGAATGTGATTGAATTTTCTACCATTTAGTAAAATCCCAGATTCTTCAGTTTTGTTTAATAACAAGTCTGTACATTTGACTGTTTCAAATAACTTTTGATTTGTTGAATTTTCATCAAAAACCAATGAAGTCAATCTTTCATCTCCATATCTCAATGCTATTTCTTTCACGGCTGTTGCAGTACTCCTGATTCGTAAGGAAATTCAACGATTTCAAGTATAAAGCTATTTGGAGAATCAATCGTTCCTAAGCAAATAACCATATCTTCAGCAAAGTTAGGACTATCCAAGATATTTTCTGTTATATTAATACCATATAAATTTGTTCTTGCATAAACTTGTCCGCCAATCTTAGTAAAAGCATAGCTATCACTAACTACTCTTCCTGAAATCTGAACCAAAATAATTTCTTGTCCTGAACCTGATTCTTTTGCAATCCCAATTGTTTTGTTATGATAGATACTTCTGCTTTTTGATTTTGCTATACGTCCACTAGGAAGTAACATAACAGCATCACCAGACAAGATTTCTTCATTTTCTTCAATTTCATAGTTTTGAACCAATGTTGAATCTTCTGAAGTAAAACCGCTATTAAGCATAGACATCATAAACAAGGGCAATAACCCTTCATTTCCTTCCCACCAACCGTAAGCAAATCTCTCCAATGAATGTAACTTTAACTTAGTCTCTGGTTTTTGGAGATTAATTTCAATTCCAACAACGACAAAGTCCCTTTGAATATCTTCTTCGAGCCAATTACCATTATGAAATCTTTTGACTGTTTCAGCAATCTTGACTTTTGAGCCAAGTTTGATATTCTTCCAAGAAGAGTTTGAGCCATCTGCATTTTTTGAAAAAGCATTCCAATATGGAACAGTCAATGAATATTCAGTTTCGTAATATTGTTTATCTCTTGCAAGAATATAGTTTACATATTTAGATAGCGAATCAAAATCTAAATCTGTTCCATTGATATTAGCGAAAATCTTTGAAGCAGGTCTCCAAACATCAACAAGTCCAATTCTTTGTATTTGAGTTGGCTCAATTGGTTTTGTCTTAACATATATACCAGTATGAATCCTCTCAATTGAACTGCTACTACCTTTGCCGGGAGCATTAGCAATTGATTGGAGAATAGTTGTTTCCCAATTACTGCTGTTACGAGTAACGTTTAAGGGGATATGATAGTAGAAATGACCACCGTAATCATTGACAGCACACAAAACAGCTCTTGTTATTGAAGTAGTTAATAGCAGTCTTTCGGATTCAATGCCTTTCTTTTCTTTGTCGTAATTTCTTTGTTTGTCCGAATCTTGAAACTTCTTTGATGCTTCTGGTGCGTTTGTATTAGGTTTATTACTTACATCATCAAATTCATCAATAGCAAAATTGTTAGCAAGACCATAAAATTCATTTGATTCTTTAGTTATAATTGAACTTGTATCGAAACTTGCCTCGCTTGTCCCTATTAAATAAGTAAAGTCGTTTTCAACTAATCCTTTACGAGATTTGAACTCAAGATTTAACGATGTACCGGATGTATAGCTTATAAATAAGTAACAGCCGAAACTCCTTGCTATTTCAAAAAGTAAATCTGATATGTTATCAATACTTCTAAATGAAAAAGCTAATTCGCTTGATATTTGGTTCTTCTGCCAATCTTGTTGCCCGGAATTTCCTAAAGCAGGATCAATCATTTTTCTATGAATAAAAGGAGAAGACCAATTGTCATTACCGTTTTGATTGGAGAGTTTAAGTTCAATTCTAATGCTTTGTTCTGCTTTGATTTCCTTGATTTCATCGCTATATTCTTTTACCAAAGCATAAGAAACAGGACTTGTTTGAAAGCCTAAAGAACTTTCAAGTAAATTCAATTGTAATGCAGTATTCGTAAGTTCAGAAATAATTGATGATGCCTTGAGCAAATATTCTTTAATTACTTGATATAAATTACCAAGTGGGCAAAAGTAAACTAAATTGCTTGACACGTTATCAATCGAATATGAAAGTCTATATTGGAAAATGCTTTTCATTGACGCCCAATTTTCATTCTCAAATCTTTGATATACATTATCAATTGGTGTCCCTTCTAAGTTTTCTATCTTTCCAGTTAGCTTAACTTGGTCAAGCACAGATATATCAAAACTATAAGCAGAATACTTATATTCTCTTTTGGGATTGACATAGAAGTCATAATCTTCTCCAATCCAAAGTTTATCAGTTCCAGACACTTTACTGCTAATTTTACCCAAAAAAAGCATATTTTCAAGAGTAGTATCTTCACCAAAGAATACCCCACAATATCTATTTACTTTGATATTTGTAGCATCGAGAACAAAATAAAGTGCCTTTTCATCACTCTCATTTTGACAAGCAAGATGATTAATTGAAAAAGGTAGTTCGTCAATAGCATAACTACCTTCTTCAGTGTTTAAATCCTTTTTAACCGATTCAAGCATAAAAATATCGGTTTCAGTACCAACATTCTGAAACAGTTCTGAATATGAATCAGAAACAGCAAAGACTACTGCTTGTTGTCCGAATAAATATTCAGTAAAGCGATATTTCTGCCAGAATCTCATAATCTAACTATAAGTAATATTCGTAACGACTACAACATCTCCAGTTAAAAGTCTTTCTGCATCTGTTGAGAGAAGGTCAGGCGGCTTGATGCCTTCTATATCCTTACCTGTTCCACCAAGTTTCCACGTAATAGCTGTAAATAGGCTTACTGCAGTCAAGTCTGTAGCTTCAAGTCCAGAGTTCTTATAAGACACAAAAGTAATAGTTATGGAAGCAGGACTGTTGTTAAGTTGCTGTTCCAAGTCATTATTTACTTTGCCAATCATATGAATGAATCCATCTGGCTTACGTAGAGTTGCATCGGTTCTTGCTTTGTGTGAATATCCTGTACCAATTGTGATTAAGAATTTGGCATCCATATTGTCTTTTAATTGCTTAATAAATGCAGTCCAAGAGTTTGATTCAATTGGGGCTTCATTAATCACTAATGTAATTTCTCCTTTGTTAGAGGCATCGCTTGAAGCATCGGCAGGTGTGATGTCGCTTTCATCTTCACCTGAGAGAATAAGATTAGTTTTTGGGAATCTCCAAATTGCACCGTCAGCTCTGTTAATGTCTATGTTTTCAGAACCCTGAGAACTTGAACCGGGTTTCAGAATCTTGTAAGTGGACGATTGCAAGTTATTAAACTTCCATAGTTCAGACAAATCTTCATTCTCAATCTTGTGAATCCAAGCGAATGGAGAACCTGTAAGTATGATTTTTTTATCAGTTGTTGTCGGCATCTTGACCTCCTAAATCATTATTAATAATTTCTTCTTCAATGTTTGGAACAGTTTTAATTTCATTAAGTAATGAAATCACATCCTTGAATGGTTTATCTGCTATTAAGCTGATAATCTTATTGATGGTTTGTTCTGTTATTATATATTGCATATTTTTTCCCTTAAATAAATTCTTATTGCCCGCCTTGCTGGACTTCTTTACAATTCAATCCTTCAATCGTTCCTAAATACTTCACGTGAATGTAGCCACCGAGAATTTGTCTGAATGAACCGTTGGGTAAAGTAACTCTATAGCTTACTGCTCTTGAACCACAAATATTAGATTGTGCGAAAATAATTACAGAACCCTGTAATGAAAAATTGAACCATTTTACTTCTTCGTGAGTTGCTGTAACTGAAATCACCCCACTTTTATCTACCAATCTCCAATTGTCCATCGGTGCCATTAATTCTAAAGTCTGTGAACTGACACAAGAAGCAGTATTTATTCTATTGGACTCATATTCTTTAAATTCAACAAATGCCATAACTTCATAGTAACCGTCAAAGGGTAAACCCTCTCCAATTGGACTAGGAGCATAGCCAATAAATTGGCTTAAAGGAACTACACCAGTACTGAGAATGTCATATCTATTAAACCAACTTGTTTTAGGGCATTTTACAACATTCATTCTAATCCAAAATCTCTCGAAATTTTGAATAGGATAAACAGTATGTCCATTTCCGAATTCTTCATCTGAAAATGAGCAACCAACGTAAAAACTGCCAGTATTCAAATAAATGAATTCTTCATCGAAGTATATTGTTTCTCCAGATTGCCAATTATACCTTACTGATTTAACTATATTCCACGCAGAATTTTCATCTTGTCGAATCAAAAACTGACAATAAAGAGGAACTCCGTGGAAGTCAAGACCTTCGTCATTGTCCATTGGTTCAACGCTCCATTCACCTTGGATATGAACTTGGAAATATGAACAATCATCTCCGCTTGTTAATAAGCCATTTGGTACACCACCAAGCTGAAGTTTGTCTCCACCTACAACTGAAATCAGTTCGTAATAGATTTCTTGCTTACAACATTGTGATTGACCTGATGATTGTTGTGCAGTATTCATCTTTCTTTCAAAACTTACCAATATCCAAACATCAGAGGTTGGACTATACGAAAACTCTGCTTTAATTAATTCCGTTAAATCAGTGTCTGTTCTTGTGTCAATACGTTTATGATTTGTGGGAACAGTATTTATGGATAAATTCTTAATATTGAACCAAGAGCCGTCCTTTGCCGTATAAACAAACCTTCTACCTCTTATAGTTTGCCAATCGCTAATTATTCTTGTTGTTCCAATAAAATGGAGAGTTCCAATAGTTCTTGCAACATTATCATCGTATCCTTCTGATATATTGATATTCCAAGGATTAGTATTACTTCCATCCAGATAATAACTTGTCGCATTGAATGGCGTAATTTCATCTCTTGGATTATTGCTGTCAAGGGCATCATTATCCTCGTATGACCAGGGCAAACTGTCCCAAGTTATCCATTGTAAACCGTTCCAAACCCATATTCTACTTGCATAATAAACTGCATAACCACGATGATTTGAATTAAGTCCAGTAGGTAAAGAAATCACATTCTCCAACCTTCCTTTCAAAATTTCGGAATAATTCATATCAAAATCATCAAGTACCGGAGTAGCAGACATCTTTTTATCCTAAAATTACTACATTATAAACCTTTGTAGTTGCTGGAGCAACTTTGAAAGATATTTTCGTTGTATTTGTGTCAAATCTTTCAATCAATGGGAAAACAGTATATCCTGTTGTGTTTTCATATACATCTATAAGTATGTCTTTTGTTCCAAGATTATGAATTACTGAAAACGTAGTAGTGGAATTATCTCCAGTGATGGAAGCAGTAATTTTCTTGTTCTTATACGCTCCATTAATAACTAATTGATTACCCGTAATAACAAGGGTAGAATTGTCAACATTAACTTTTAGTCCACTCGCTGATTTACTGATTCCACCATTAGAATCAAGTTTGGCTTGAAGAATATCAGAAACTATTTCAATAGATTGATTATCAACATTAACATCAACTTGATTCCCCGTCTTTGATAAACCATTTCCAGCAACTAATTCTGCAACGCCATTGAACTGAGTCCAACTAATTGCAGTAGTGCCTAATGTCCCGCCACTATCAACATTACATATCCAAGCTGTATCTGCATTAACTGTACCCTGTTCTACAAATACTGCTGCACTTACCACTTCTGCCCAAGTATCAATATCGGTAGCTCTTGACCAAGAAGTTGAAGCAACAACGTATATGCCATTTTGCGATGCAGTTGTTTGATTCTTGACAAGAACTCTATTACCAACAGCAAGAGCAATACCATCTATAGTTTGAGTTCCAGACAAAGTGATATTTGACGTTGTTGCAACTCTTACGCTGTTCTTCCAAGATAAACCAGAAACAGCATTATCTACATAGTTTTTCGTAGCAGCATCCTGTGGACTTGTAGGGTCTGCAAGGTTTGTTATCTTTTGACTATTCAGATTCAAAGACGTTGTCGGAACAGCCATTTGGTCAAGTCTGTTTGTTCTTACAGCTGTATGAAAATCTGTAATATTGCTCGAAGTGTGTGTATGAGAAGGTAAATCTCCAGAGCTTAAATTTGTTGCAGATGTTATCCTACCTTTCACATCAACTGTTACTTTAGTATAAGTACCGGCAGAAACTCCTGTATTAGTTAATTGGAGACCGTTAGCAACAATTTCAATTCCACCACCCGAAACTATCTTAACATCAGCTTTTATTTGATTATTGGTGTCATCATAAGTAAAGTCAATTGAATTAGTGTCAATTAATGCACCACCAATAGCATCTTGAGAAGCTTCAACGAAATCTGAAATCGTTGCGGAGGTTTGTGTGCCAGTATGATTACTCCTATTCTGATAGTAAGCACCATTTTGATTATTCAATAAGTCGGAATTATCGGCAACATCAACTTTACCGTTGTTGTTGCTATCATAGACAGATTTTTCCATATCGGGATAAACCCATGATGTAGGTGTTCTATAACCTAATTTTCCGTTGCCTTTTACAGTATCTGTTTTTGCAGTATTATGAATTATCTGCCCAGCTAAAGGAGAAGCTGGCTCAGAAGCAAGATTTTGAACTACTGCCTGTCTGATTTCATTCTTATCAAGGTCTAAATAACCAGTACCGTTAAGTAGAGTCAGTACGCCTGATAAATCAATATCGTTTAAAAATGGTATTGGCATTTGATTCTCCTAATTACAATATGCTTTGCCTGAAAATGGATACTTAAATAGAATTCTAAGTTCGTTATCATTAATATGTTCTACATTGCCATAAACGACTGTTCCTGAACTGTCAACTGTTGAAATTGCAGGGTTCTTACCTAAATTATGATTTACGTGCCAAACATTACTTGCAGAACTCTGTTCGTGAATATAGTGTTTATCTGCTATACCTGAATCAAGTTCATTTAACTTGATTTTACCCAGTATGTTATACCTAATTTCACCATCAATAATTTCTGCTTTCTGAATCCACATAAAAAACCTCAATCATTACCGAAGGATTTACCTATGACATAACCAACAATTGTGCCTCCAAGTGTGAAAGCTGGTACTTCCCACCAAGGTCTCTCTTTTATTATTTCTTTAGTGATATAAATCGTATGAACCATTGTGCTATCAGGTTTCTTCCTTATCCAAAGATCGAAACTGTTTTCAGGGAAATCAAACTTTGCATATACAGTATCTCGTTTAATAATGGTATCAATAATCGCTGTAAATGGTTTCGTTTCAATTAAAGTATCTCGCATGAAAACGAGTTTAGTCCTTGCTTTTTCAATGATAATCGGTTCTGACAGCTTTACTATTATAACCGTATCTCTTTTTGTTATTACACTTGTGAATTCATTGCAGTGCTTTGAACTTCTTCCCAAGTAGAAACATAAAAGCAAAGATATTGCTAATAGAACTATCCCTGTTAATAAATGATACTTTTCTTTCATACTGTTTTAAATCCTATGAAACCTCTAACAACCATTCTACCTAAAAAGTGATGAATATTTCGTTTACGCTTATAAACACCACCACCATCATCTTGAGAACCAATATCTCCAGAACTTGTATTAAATCCGATAGTATCAACCCAACCCGCTTTTTTCACTTCAATAATTCTTTCAACGTGTCCTCGCCACTGGTTTGGTCTTCTCCAAAACATCAAATCATCAACCTTAGGATTAGAATTTGTCTTTTGACCAATATTTATAGCTTGGTTTAACATTGTAACGGTAGAACCTGTTTTATGAATTGGGATAGATTTAGTAGGCAATCCCAAATCTTTTGCTGATGAGTAAAAACACCAATATTGTCCTGCTGCACAGTAAGGATTACCTTTTGCCAACCCTACGCTTCTAAGGTAAGCTTCAACATCACGTCCATCATTTCTTCCAGTCTTTTCTTTAATACCTACTTGTGCAAGTAAGCTATCACGAGAAACCATTAACAGCTCTCTATCACAATATATTAAATATCTTGAAGCAGAAAAAGTTTCAATAGTGGCGACTAAAAGAAGCAATATCGTTATGATAACAAATCTTTTCATAGTTATTCCTTAATGCGAAAACTGTGCGATATATACACCTAAAACAACAAGACCAACCAATATATGCACTCCCAAGAATATATAACCTAATACAACCATTATGGAATGTCTTTCAACACTATTAAGCTCTTTGTCATCACCTTCCATAATTAGTTTTGTGAAAGGTATCTTAGTGTAAGTAAATAGAGCTATTCCCGACAATGATAAAGCTATTGCTTCAAGTAGAGCTATAAAAAGAAAAGTTTGTATTTCAGCTGTTCCCGGACGTAAGAAGAAAACTGCTACTATTCCGATGATAAGCCAAACCGCATTTCTAAGCACGAAATCAATGGCTGATTTTATTTTAGTGTCCATCTTTAACTCCTGTGATTTGATGTTAAATGATTATGAAATTGTTTGTTTAAGTCATTCAATAATTTTTTTATGTCTTCAAGTTCTTTCCGAATTGAGTCATCATATAAATCAACTCTCTGTTCGAGTAGTTTAACTCTTTTTTCGAGATTGTTAAACTTCTCGATTTCGGCTAACTTACTTGAAAATACTTCTTCGTTTGCTTTCCTATTATCTCGTTTAAGCATAAAATAGAAAGTAATCAAACCAACTATCAAAAGTCCGAATTGTATAGCATTGTTAATCAATCCATTTGAAAAGTCCACGGTTATTCTCCAATAAAATAAACTGTTGGAAGCATAAATCTTATTTCGTAGTGCCATTTGTCTTCTTCAACAAACAAAAACTTTTCTGAAATAGGATATAATTTCATATTTTCAATAAATAGGTCATTCGTCAGCGACTGTCTCACTCTGTCCAAAGTTTCATAAGCACCAAGATGGGAACGTAGGTTTCTAACGATTACGATAACATCAAATTCAAGCATCCTTGCTTGTTGCTCAATTCTTGGATTAGTATAGTTAGAACCTTCATAACTTACAAGTACTGCACCTTTTGGGTGTAATAACTCGTAATCCTTGACGTTATCAGGAAATGGCTCGACTGCTAAGTCTTGAATGTCAATTTTCAGCTTATCAACAATAGCAGATTCAATTTCTGTTATCATCATCAATAATTCTCCAACTTAGTGTTATTAAAAACTGGTTTTCTTTCTGAAACTAAAAAGAATCCTGGTCTTGATTCTGCTGTGCCTTCGTTCAAAGTAATCATCCCTTTCTGAATCCTTTCGAGTGTTGCAATTCCATCTTTGTAAAAGTTTTGTATGTTGTCGAAAACTTTCCCTCTTCGTTTGTAAAGTTCGTATTTCACAATGTCAATGCAGATCTTTTTGAGTATTGAGTGTTCATTTATAAGTGGCAATTCATATCTGCCTCTAAGATAACCGTCAATTATCTGTGTAACGTCCGAAATGTATTTACTTACAATTTCATCATTTACAACATTTGGCTCTTCATCATTGCTCAACTGTGCAACAACTTTTTCAGTTAAATCATCAACTATATCTTGAACTGTGCAATACATTACAATACAGTAGCTGAAATGATAGCGTTAGGTTCGTGAATAGTCGGTAAACTCTTTTGCTCTACTTTCCAATCCAAAGCAGTCTTATCTTCATTTGTATTAGTTTCTACTAAAAATTCATCAGTGAAAACTCGAGTATTCCCATTTTCTATACGATAAATAGGTCCGAAATGAACTCTAAATCCATTTGATTGACTTGCAATCATAATAGCTTTTTTAGGATTAATCATATCTGCTGTTGTATTATCGGGTTTAGTGTATTGCTGGTTGTATTCATATATGTCAATACCCATTATCCTTCCGATGAAAAGACCTGATCGTGTTGGACTTTGGTTTAGGTCAATTACACCAACTTTATTGTTATTGGTATCGAGTTCTTTCTTTACTGAATCATTTGATAAAAACGCATCAGCTGCCTCACTGCCCAAAATCAAAAGATCGGCATTAAAGCCACATCGTTTCATAATATCACGTTTCCAAGCTCTTAAATTAACCAATGGTTTGGAATTAGCATCACTCCATTTTGAAGTTGAAGTCAGTGAATGAAGATGAACGTTATTTTCAAACTCAAAATCGGCTACGAAATCAATATTATCTTGGGAAACTGTTAGTTTGCCTGTTGAAAGTGCTTCACAAGCCATTTGTTCACGACGTCGAATTATTCTGTTTTTGAGTTCTTCAAGCTCTTGGAGAATCATTTGGTTCGGAATTCTGGTTCTCTCTTCAGCATTTGCAACATATAAATTCCCAATTGACCTATAATTTGCTAATTCAAAAGCGGTAAACACTTTTTTCTCAAAGGTTCTCGGTAAAGTCAAAGTCCTAACTGATTTAGACAATTTCTTTATTAATTGTGCACCTTCGTGTTGGTTTACAAATTGAGCTAATTTGTCAGATCCAATTGTAATTTCTATATCAATTTTATCTGCAGCGTGAAACTGTTTTGTTTTAAAAAGAGAATTTAAAACAAACGGTTCGATTACTTTTGCACGATTAATTGCATTAGTCAAACTTCTTGCTTCAAACATATCAATTAAAGCACTCATTATTTGTCCTCCTTAATCACTATAGAGCCATTGTTATAAACACCCGGAATAATTTCGTGCCCGGCACTAAGACCTGATTTTAGAAATTCTCCATGAACATACATAAACCCTTTGCCATCAGCGATTGTAGCATCAACATCGCAACCTAATATACCGCATATAACTTCAGAGCCATCTGTTGAATCTTCATCCCAAAGGGTATATTTCCCGTTGTTAGGATTTGCTTCTGCATTGATCTGGCCTAGACAAGCACCTCGTTTAAGGTTCTGCCCTGATAAAATGACTATTTCACTTACTTCCATTGTTGGATGTAAGCCTGGAAAAATATCATTATACGGCTCAATGTCAGTAAGTTTTGTTATACCAAGATTAATACTCATTTCTTATCTCCCCTGATAGTATTCTTCAATAAACTTATTTTGACTTTCGAGGTCATTTGAATCACTATAAGCATTTTGCTTAGCGATTTCATTGAACTCAATTTGCATCGGGAAAGATTCAATAAGTCTTTTTATCAAATCTTCTCCAGACATCTTAACAATGTTCCCATTCTCCGAAAACTCAAATCCTTTGTTATCTTGGATTGCTTCAAAAGCAAGTTTAACGATTGGTTTTTGTGCTGGTACTAAACGACCTAATTGAGATTTGAAGTAATCATTGAACTTCATATCTCGGTTATCTTTTTCGAGAAGTTCAAGTTTCCTTTGCATTTCTTGAAACTCTTTACTTTGCTTAACGTCAGGCTCACTTGCTTCTAAGGCAGTCTTTGATTCGGTTTTCGATTCAGAACCATTGAGATATTTGCTTTTAATCCTCTCAAGTTCTTCTGCGGTCTGATTAGCAATTTCTTCGTTGAATGTAGAACCAAGCCACCCCAACAATTCCTGAAATAGCTTTGAATATTTATCGGGCATATTGCCTCCTTGAAATTTGATTGATTTTTGATTGGGTGAAAAAGGTTTTTCCTGTCCTTCAAAATTGCTAAATTTTGAGGGAGAAGAATATATATTCTTTTCTTTAATTTCCTTTAATTTAATTTGTTGGATTTTGTTGCCACTTTGTTCAACATCTGTTGAACAAGTGTTGAACATCTGTTCCTTTGTGTTCAAATTTTG